TCAGTTGCCTGCAACGTCCATAAGCTCAACAGCAATATCGTCAGACCCGGTATCATCTGCGTCAGCCTGAATATCGTCCGGCTTATCGTCCTCTATGACAGCTCCTGTAAAATCAATACAAACATTCTCGCTTTTGCCAAAACGAGCCATTGTCAGCAGATCGGTGACAGTCGAGCGTGTGACATGAGCGCCTGTGAAATCCATCACCACATTTGCAGAATTATCCTCGCTGTTTTTGCTGTTGATCTCATCACGAAGCTGGTCAAAATTCGTATCCTCAAGGTCTGCATAAGCTGAAAACTCTTTTGGTGCATAAAGCGTTGCAACAGCGTGCATAGCAACGAATACAAACCTGAAATCCTCGCAATCAAAGGTGCTGAAAGGTATCTCAAACAGCCTCAGCATACCCTCGTCGGTCTTTTTGAATAAAACAGGCTTATATCTGTTCTGAGCCAGATCATAGGTGTATCTGTCTTCGTAAGCTTCATCGGTTAAGCTGCCGTCTGGCATAGGCACGATCTCAAAACGAGAAGTTTCATCGCACGTATTGCAATAGCCTCCGACTATCACAAATCTGAAAACATAGTCGGTATTTTTCTCAAGCTTTTTGTCACAGCATATCTGCGTCCAATCCCAATTCCAGTTTCCAATAGAATAGGCGATAGCATTTTTGCCGTCCTTATCGGTCACAAAATATTTAGCTATGACATTGTTTTCGCAGGACTTATCTGCCTTAAAATCTCTAGGATCAAAATCAATTACTTTACTCATATTATTTACCTCCGTATTATCAACGGTCGGCTTATGAGTATCCAATATTCTTATAGTACATTTTTCACAGTCGCTTGCATACTCTGCCCGACCGTTCTTAACAAGCCCCTTTGCCCTTTTGGGATAGGTAGCTCCGATTCGTTTTCCGTTTATGTCTGTAACAACAACGTTTTTTTCTATGGGTATCTCCCCCTTGCACAGCAATATTAAATTAGTGCCTGCATTACACAGGCTTGCGTTTAGCTCCGACGCTGTTATTTTCTATGGGTGTCGTCCCCAGTCTTTGCTTAGGATAAGTTTAACAGACGTCCGGTCTTTTGTCAAGACTATATTCACCTTTTCGACATTACATACAATTGCGATCTTGCGGGCTTAGCACATATGCACAAGGGACATGAGTACATAAAATGCCCGTCACGGCGAGTGATTTCAAAATTTATCATAACGCAATTCTATCTCACCGGGAACAAAAAAAATCCGTCCTACCCAAAGTAAGACGGAAATTGGGTGCAGGGTCGAAACTTTCGGAAAAAGACCAACGATTGGTGCTTGAAGTTTCTGAAAGACTAGGACAAGAATAATTTTTGAGGCCTCGAACTGCAATATCAAAGTAAAAATAAAACAGCGTACCGCAGCCCCCTGCGATACGCTGTTCTCATATAAAATTATTTCTTAGTAGTAACACTCTTTGAAGCCGACCAAGCACCATAATACTTAGTACCCTTTACAGTTGTGTACGAACGAACACGAACGTAATATTTCTTTTTGCCTGAAAGCTTTGAAATAGTGGTCTTGTCGGTCTTGTTGTTTGTTATGGTAACTTTCTTTGCTCTTGTGAACTTTGAGTTGGTAGCGTATTGTATCTCGTATCCAGTAGCCGAGCCTTTCTGCGCCCAGTCCACAAAGAATGCCTTGCTCTTTGCCGTGAGCTTCTGTATCTCCTGCTTGGCAGGATTTATCTTGAACGTCTTTGTGATAACTCCGCAATACTTGCCCTTGCCTGTTATCTTTACAGTAGCCTTGCCAACTTTTTTGTTGTTGGAGTAGGAAACTGTGTAGTCAGTGCCATTTTTCAGCGTTTTGCCATTGTATTTAACAGTAATGCTCTGAGTGATGTTCTTGCCAGTGAAAGCCTTTGTGGAAATGCCCGAAACTGTGGCTTTCTTGAAGTTGTTTTTGATACTGTAGGTCTTAGAAACTGAGCCAGTGTAATTGCCCTTGCCTGTGATAGTGACCTTTGCTGTGCCTACCTTGGTGTTGTTTGAATAGGAAACTGTGTAATCTGTACCATTCTTCAAAGTTTTGCCGTTTAGCTTGACCGTTACACCAGGCTTCTTTGCCTTGCCGTCATAAGCGTAGGTCGAAGTGGAAAGTGTCACGCTTGCCTTTGAAATGCTAATTCTTGAAAGTGCAGGAATTTCAGCCGTTTCAAGAACTTTCTTGCAGACTGTACATTCCTTGTGCTTTGAGCCTTTAACTCCGATAGAAGCCGCTTTGTCAGTTATCCAACCGCTTGACTTGTGACCTGTGGCAGTTATCGTTGTCTGTGCCTTGATAACAGCGCCGCAAACTGAGCAATGTGAGCCGTCTGTTTTGCCTGCGGTGGTGCAAGTAGCAGAGTAGCCCTTGTCGGTAACTGCGGTGTGACCCTTTGCAGGAAGCTTTTCTGTAACTGTCGCATTGCACTTTGTGCAAGTCTTTATAGCAGCACCCTCTGATGTGCAGGTCGGCTGTTTTGTTACAACAGAATTTCCGTAGCTGTGACCTGTTGCCTTAGTTGTGTTGTCCTTGTATGAAGTACCGCAAACAGAACACTTGTGGAGAGTGTAGCCGTCAGCAGTGCAAGTAGGTGCAACAACTGTGTCAGCATATTTGTGTGAAGTCTTTGGTATAGTTTCTGTAACTGTCGCATTGCACTTTGTGCAAGTCTTTATAGCAGTACCCTCTGCTGTGCAGGTCGGCTGTTTTGTTACAACAGAATTTCCGTAACTGTGACCTGTTGCCCTAGTTGTGCTATCCTTGTATGAAGTACCGCAAACAGAACATTTGTGGAGTGTGTAGCCGTCAGTAGTGCAAGTAGGTGCAACAACTGTGGTTATGTAGCTGTGGGAAAGCTTTGCAATTGTTTCTGTTACTGTTGCTCCGCACTGCGTACAAGTTTTTGTTTTTGTACCCTCTGCTGTGCAGGTAGGCTGTTTTGTGATAACAGCACTGCCATATGTGTGGCTCGTGCATCCGCAGGTGAGTTTGTATGTCTTTGCTACAGACGGATTGTATGTAGGATAAATTTTTACAGTGAGTGAACCGCCATTTTTGAATGTGATACGTCTGATATCATTAGCATAGTTTTCAAGCTTATTTACACTTACCATACTGCGATCAGAAAATTCAACTGTGTAGTCTGTATCGTCATAAAGCCAGAAATCAATGCTGTCGCCCACACTGAACTGAGTTTTGCTCAATACGCTTGAAAAGGACGTATTCGAAAGGTCTGTGCGCCAATAAACAGTGGTAGAGGTCGGAACTGTGAACTTATTCACATAACCGCAAGACTTGCAGGTCTGTGTTACAGTGCCGTCAGTTTTTGATGCGTACTTTGTTTCGTAGTCATGACCTGTTTTGACGTCAACCGTCTTTATATCATCAAGATTTGAAAGGTTCAGGGAGTTGAAGGTCACGTTATTTTTATCGTAAACATACCAAACTGCTCTGCCGTTTTTGATAACAGGCTGGCAATCTGAAAGGCTTCCCTCAAAGGTGTGTATACTGCCGTTTACAGTGCCGTCAGCGTTTAGCTTCACACAGCTTACCTTTGTATCTCTGGCCCACAACAGCAAAAAGCTGTTATCATTTATCTTCACAAGCTGTGGGGCAGAAGCTGAGTCTGTACCCTCTGCATAAGAAGTTATCTTATTGAGCTTGTTTATGGAAAGGTCCTTTGAAACAGCGGAAACATAGACGTTTCGTGTTTTTGACGTATTGATATAGTCAAGGTCAACTGTACTCTGTGCCACTATATAGCTTGATGATGACACATCAAAGCCGCCTATAGCCGCACCTGTATAGTTATAGTGACCGGAGGTATATTCAGGGTATGTTACAACGTCGATATTGCCGCCCTTTTCATAATAGCTTGGGAAGAATTTGCCTGTGGTAAAATCAGAATTATACTTCACCAGAACAGCAGAACGTGGATGAGCGTCACCATGGTCGAGGGCGACTATATGGTTGCCGTCGGTTTTTATAAACTGATTGAAGGAGTGGCTCACATAGCCATACTCAACATTCATGACGCCGGTATATGAATCAGTGATAGTCATTGAAGGCATATCCACTTCAATGGTAACATTAGACTGATGATTATTGCCGTCGCTTGATTTATACATTTCGTGGCAAGTTCTGACAAGCAGGTGGTCACCGCTGTGGGTCATTCTTGCCGAGCCTGCATCGAATGGAACTGTAGTGTTAGCTCCATACAGACCGCAGGACTTTATTTTGTTCCAATTCTTATCATACTTCGTTATACGGAAAACCTCGAGGGAGTCGTTTTGTTTCGGATTTTCCTGACCGCTAAGGACATAATAATTATTGCCGGAGTCATAGAAAGCACCAAAGATCGGCAGTTCATTGTCGATAAGCTTAGTGCTGAGCGGTTCAAAATCAGAGCTGTAATATTCCACAAGGAGTTTGCCCTCGATAGCGCCTGACTGGACACGCATATAATTGCCGTTGTCGCACACTGTCAGGTAAGATTTCACTGTGTCAGACCATTGCACATAGTCCTGATCATTCACATTAGAGCCTGAATACGCAACACATTGCGCCACGGCAAAGGCACTGAACGATCCAGCAGACACAGCAGTAGAAACAGCCATTGCGCCAGACAGGACAATGCTCAACATTCTTTTCTTCATATTCATCAGTTTCATCACCTCATACAAAAACTTTCAAACGAGAACGCCTTTATATATATAATATCACAACGCAAGGCGTATGTCAATGAAAATAAGTTACAATGAGAATGATTTCAATAAATTCGTCATACACCAAAGGTCAACGCAGTAAAAAAGCAAAGAGGATACAAAACAGAAAAAAACGCCTTGACAAGGTTTGATGGGTGTGATATAATATTACAGTGGTATATCGAGGTGTGGCTCAGTTTGGTAGAGCGCTGCGTTCGGGACGCAGAGGCCGTGGGTTCAAGTCCCGTCACCTCGACCAGTAAAAAACCGTTTGTTTGCGTCAAATGACGTAGATAGGCGGTTTTCTTTATGCCCTAAAATGCTAAAATATGCGTAGAAATGATAAAATATCATTCAAAATGATAAATATATGACACGAAATATGACACAGAATTTTGCACACACTGAAATTTTGTTCTGAAAATATGCACAAAAGGCAAGTCTATATTTGTGCAATCCTACAAAATTCAATGTTATCTATATTTTTGTTATCTAACTACTTGACATTTGCTAGATAACATGGTATACTATAATCACAGGCAAGAGATGAGACCTGAAATCAAAAATTAATTTTCGGAGGTACAAAATCATGAAAATCACAGGCGTAAAAAAAGCAGTAGGAACTTTTAAGAGAGCTAATGAGGGCGGCTTCTATCGTTCAACAATGGGTGTGTTGATGGTTGATTGCTCAACAGGTTATGTATGGTGTGACGAATTAACATGTGACTCTTGGGTCAACTACGAAGATAAGAATATCGCTTACTTGGAATGGGACGGGGAAGCCACTATGAAGAACATCAAGGCGGCAGCCGAAAGAATGTGCGCAGAACATATCGCATAAACAGCCCTGATGAGTCTCGGAAGATTGAGACGAAACGCCCGAAAGGGCGTCGGCTGGAAAGCAAAATAAAATTTGAAAGGAACTGATAACATGAGCAAGTTGAAAGACATGAGAGAAGCAAGAGGCATGACACAAGATGAACTGGCAAAGAGAATAGGTTCTGTCAGAAGCTATATCTGCCGTCTGGAGAGCGGTGCGCAGGATATCAACTTTATCCAGGCTAGCACACTGGGGCGTCTATGCACGGCACTGGACTGCAAGCCAGAAGATTTGCTGGAAGCTGACAGTTTTGAGTTTGAAGAAATTAATGGTGAAAAGCGACTGATAGTTGATAGGCTGTATGCCCCTGAGGGCAACTATTTGCTGGTAAAAATAAAAAATCGCACATATCAGTTGAATATGATCGATTTTTCAAAAGTTGATGATGTATCAAAACATCTTATACCACGTGGAAACGCTAACATTCCAAGAAGTGCAGTGGAATTTGACAAGAAAGCATACTGGATATATAAAATGACACCACGTGACGGCGTGGAAGTCAAAGTCCTCGACCCTATCAATCCAGAGGATTTGAAGGTGTTAGTTGAAAAACTAGGGCTGACCGATAACGACATTTCAGACGAATTTGAAGTTGTCAAGGGGAAAAATTATGGTGAAAAGTGTGAGAAGCACTACATTTGCAGACAGATCAGGCTTACCACCCCGAAAAATTCGGTTACAATCGAACGAGAATTGAAAAAGCACGGCATAGAAGCGACAAATGTAAATATCGACCGCATAAACGTCAGGGTAAAATGACATGGCAAAACAAAAATACGAATTGCTGCCAGACAAAGTAGTAGCAGCCAACATAGAAACCATAAAAGCCATAGGACATATCGCAACCGATACCGATATAGTGGACTATGTCAGCGGTCAGCTGATGCGTGACTATATCAAAATCGGTAAGAAGACACTAGACGAAGCCGCCAAGCTGACCGAACAAACGATAATGTCAGATGATTTTTTAGACAAGCTGGGGGCTATAAAAAATATGACAAACTGGTACTATAGTGGACGGCAAGTGTATCTATTTGATGATGATTTTGCAGATTTGCTCAGCGGTCAAGGCACAGCCGATTTGAAAATCAGCGCAGACGTTTTCAAACAATTGCCGTGTAACTGTTTTTATGTCCAGCGAAAATACAAAAATAGCGTGGGGTTTTTCTTCGATTTGCAGGGCGACCGAATGACAATGACAGAATATTTTTTTGACGATGCTGAAAAAGACTACTATTCGGAATCAATCGCTATAGAATTGCAGTATGATATGACAGTTGAAGAACTGATATATAAAATTCTAGGCAGCTATGCCAAAAAAGACAAGGCAGGCACTAAGGCAATGATATGCGACATAGCCGAAAAATTGCAGTTCATTGTCTACCTATCAGCCGTAAACGCTGAAATCACACCTGTCACGAAACGACAGGCACAGAAGGAGACCGCCGCACAACATCCACAGAAGCCGTCTGCACAGCCCCAAAAATCAGCCGTAGCAAATGTAGGATACCGCATAGGAATTGCTGTGCGCAAGCACAGACAGGCTGAAAGCAGTGTCAGCTACCAGCACAGTGCACAAGGTCACAGCGCACCGAAAGCACCGCACATCAGACGTGCGCATTTTCACGGATACCATACCAACAACGGCTATAAGGTGAAATGGCTGAATACGATTTTTGTAAACGCTGAACGTGACGACGGAGATATCAGTACCGTTCACAAGGTTCTGCAATAACTGCGTATCGCAATAAAAAAAGCCGCCAGGGCAAACGCTCTGACGGCTAAATTTATGAGGAATTTATGAGAATTTTATGCGACTATTTCTTGATTTTTTCACGCAGTTTCTTGATGAATTTCTTGCCTGCAATGCCGTTCTGCTTGTAGCCCCACGCTTTCAGCCGTGCGTTGATAGCGGATACAGTGCCCTTGCCAATGACGGCATTATCGTCCAGCTTTGCACCATCAAGGATTAGCAACTGTTTCAGGGCATACGACCCGTCTGTGCTTGCGCCTTTCTTATAGCCCTTGGCGTCAAGTGCGGGCGGATTGATAGCGTTCTGATTTTTCGGACGCAGAACGCCAAGAACATGGTTGTAATTGTGTTTGATTTTTGTACATGGATCGTTCCTGCCTGTCCAGTTCTGATCGTAGCTGTAGAAATATTTTGTGTTGCCTTCGCCTGTGGCTATGGCAACGTGACCGATACCGCCGTTCAAACTGCCGCCCCATACCACGATGTCACCCTTTTTCGGCACAAACGACAGAGTGTTCTTTATTCTGGTAAAATAGCCCTTGACCGCCTGCCTGTCGAAATCTTCGTAAATCTGCCTAGCATACAGACCTGTGAACATACCGCAGCCGATAACATCACGGTTGTACTGGTTTGCCAGGTCAAAACACTGTACATTATATGCTTTGTCAAAATCAATGCCCTTGCCTTTGTACTTTTTTACGAACTCGTCAAATGTCATTGCCATAGTTAGTCCTCCTTATCTTTAAAAACTCCGAATTTTTCCACAATCTTGTTTATCCAGTGCGCCTGTGGATTTATTTCACCATAGTTTTCCAGTATGGAAACTATCTCCATGGCAAAAATATATCCGAAAACAGCTAGTGCAGTTATAGTGCCTGCAATGCCTGCCAGCTCGCTGTGTCCGTAGTAGTGACCTAGCTGTTCAAAACCTATTTCCGAACCGATAGCCACGCCCATGACAACTATTTCGGCTAGTTTGTTCAGACCACCCTTGCGCATTTTCGATGAACGGACGTCGCCTTTGCAATAGGCTTTTATCCAGCCTGTGGCAAAATCAGCCAGTGCAAGACCTATCACGATTATCAGCATGATTATGTATTTCACTTCACTACCTCGCTTTCATACTTCTCTCCTGTGATTTCCTCGTACTGCTCAGGGGTTATCTTCCCCCTGTCAGCAAAGTCCTTGACCTGTTCAGCGGTGTACAACCCTAAATCGTACAAACGTTTGACTTTCTTATACATCTTCCTTGTCCTCCTCAATCAGTGTGCCTGTCATAGCAGCTGTGTATAGCACTTGTGCCATCATTTTGTCCTGCTCGGTCACTGTAGGTTTTTCAAAATCTTCGGTGGATAACCCTAGCTTCTCCACCATATTTTTAGAATAACATTAGTTTATTATAGCCCTCTTTAGTTAATTAAGAATTCTGCCAGCAGTTAATCTGATTGCATACCTCAAGACCCATTTTCTCATACCCTCCATTTGTAGGGTGAACGTTATCCCTTATGTCAGTATCTGGATTCAAAATAAGATGGTTATATGAAACTCTAACTCTTGTAGTAGGATACAGTTCTTTCGCTTTTGTCGTAGCATAATCGCAATATCTAACAACCCTATTTCTGTACAAAGGCTCAAATACAGAGTGCTTCGACTGGTCAGCGTTAGGAGTCGTTGGAAGATTCAAGATAACTTTCACCGATGGATTAAACGCATGAATGCTATCAATCATAGCTTTGATGTTTTCCCATGTAGGTATGATTTTCGTATCATCAAAATTATACAAATCATTGACGCCAAGCTGAATTGCTACAAAATCAACAGACGAATAGTTATGATTTCTCATGTAGTAAGCAAAATCAAACGTCTGTGAAGATGGATTATAAAATGGATTAACAACACCGTCATATGTTTTGTTTGTGAAGTAATCAGATGTAGTCCATCCCGCACGACCTTCGTTATTGTTTCCAGTTCCTTTTCCATCCCCCAGAGTGCCAAGAAGTGTAACGGTTTTGCCATTTTCTGTAAAGAAAGATTTGATTTTTGCGGTCATAACATCATGGTCTACCGTGCTATCTCCAATGCAAAGAAGCGAGCAATCCTGAAGGTTTAATGATTTGCAATTCCTTGCATATCCAGTTCCTGTGTTCGCTTCATTCTTCACGAGATTCAATAGCATGTCGTACAGATTCCACAAATATGCGTTGTTACCATAATATGAAGAGACATTAGAAAACGTATATTTTCCGTCATGTCTGTCTGCCTGTGAACCGCTGTACATGTTTACAAAAAATCCTTTAGGGGTTGCAAAGCTATCTGTATACCAACTTTCTTCAATTCCAACAGTCATAAAATATTCACTTTTTGGCAATGAACATCCGATGTTGTCAGTCAGCAATGACATTGTGTATTTTTTACTGTCAACATATTTAATAGTAGCGATTTTGCTACTTTCAATTATTTCATCTGTTAACTTTTTTGATGCACTTGAATAAGGTTCGTATATAGTAGGTGCGCCATCATCAGTCAGTTCGACCATCGAATCAACATCTAAAAAATAGGACTTATTAAGTGTAATCCTAACGAATGCTACACCGTTTGGAATAGTACAAGTAGTCTTATTGTAGTCTCCACCGCTTTTTACGTTTTTATCTGCATCAAACATGCAAATTGATACATAACTGCTCTGTATGAATTTACCAGAAGATACCAAATAACGAGATAAAGTAACAACTTTGCCAGATTCAACTGGAATATAATCTGTGACAAAATTATTTCCATACGTTTCTGTGTTTCCATTCGGATTGATATAGTTGTATGGAGAAATTGTAACCTTTGTCTTATCAAGAAGATTTTTTGATTTAACATTAGTCAACAAATCATCTATGTCTTCCTTTAGCTGACTAACATTACTATTTGTATTATTAATTTCTGTTTTAGTTGCAAATGTACTATCGGCTAATTCTTTAGTATAATAATTAGAGGTTAAATTATTATATTCAGTATCTAACTTTGTAGCAGTATTAGATATCTCTATATATTTAGCATCAATATCTGTTTTAGCCTCATCAATGGCTGTTTTGTCTTCTGCTACCTTAGCGGCGTTTTCTACCACTGTAGCCTTGTCGGCTGTCACCTGTTCTGCCAACGTCTGCACCGCCTGTCTGTCTGCTGCAGTGCTGTCAGCATTGGTCTTGGCAGTTTTAGCGTAGCCTGCTGTTATGTTCTTGTCGGCTGTGGTCTGTTGTGCTGCCGTTGATGCCTGGGCTGCGGATACCTTTGCGGCGTTCTGTGCAGTGACCGCCTGCTGACATGCGGTTTCTGCGCCCTGCATAGCGGCTTCTGCCTGCGTTGCGGACGTTTCTGCAGATGCCTGTGCGGTTTCCGCACGGCTTGCCGCCTGCGTTGCGGTATCGGCTGACAATCCTGCGTTTGTGGCAGATTTTTTTGCGTTCTCTGCCGCTGTTGTCGCCGTTTCTGCGGCGGTTTCAGCGGCTTTGCGGTCTGCGGCAACCTGTGTGCCTATGGCGTCTATCTTATCCAGTGCGTCAGCTGCCACACTTGGTGACGGAATAGCTGTATCACCGATAGCCGCACCGATACGCAGGCGGAAAATTCGTGATTTTTTCAGCAGGATATATTCGTCGCCTGCTAATTTTTTAGCCGCTATCTGACAGCTGACTGTCTGCGCCGACCGCAAGATATCTGCCGTTGGTGTCCATGTGCCGCCTGTGATATCGACCTCATAGACAGTGCCGTCGCCATAGTCTATCGTTAACACATAGTGGTCTGCGCCGTCTACTGTCAGCCCTTCGACAGACACAGGTCTAGCATTTGTTTCACCGACGTAACCCCAAAGGGCTGTTGATGTCATTGCGTTGTAATTTTCGTCTAGTCTGATTACCATTTCTGCACCCCCTATACGATTGCTATGTAGTCAATGCTGTACGTTCCTGCAGGTACGTTGACAGTAGTTGCGCCATTGCTAGGACCCATGCAGATCACTGCGAAATATGCGCCCTTGTATACCTGCACATGGGTGCAGTAGTTCTGAAATGGGCTAGGTGTGCCGATATCCCTCAGCGACACACATATCTGCTTTGGCACAAAATCCAAATTCAACGGTATCTGCACACTTGAAGCTGCCTTTTCCAGTGTGTATTCAATAGTGCCTGATTTAATTTTCGTTTGATCCATTTCATTGACCGTTGTTTGTACCGCCGTCAGTGCGTCAACCAATGCCTGGCGAACGTCACGGCCATAAAATGCGTTTCGGACAGTTTCGATTGCCGCTGCCAAATCAACATTATTTGCCATTTTATCCCTCCTAGTCTAGTGTGTGGTTTTTCGTGGTAACGCTGTTACACATGATATCACCTGTTTTGCCGTAGCACTGCACTGTGGTTTTTTCATTTTCGTTGTACAGATACATTGCCCTGTTATTAGTATCAACCGTAAACACCTTTTTGCCGTTGTCCGTATATGTTGATATGTTACCACTATTTGTATCTAGTGAAAATTTTAATTCGTTATTCCAATAGCCTGACATAGCACCAGCCTGTAGGACGATATGACCGCCTATTGTGCTGTTATCAATGCGTATTTCCAACGGACTGACTTTCAGCGTCCATTCATTATGGGATAGCTGAATCGCACTGGTATTTTGGCTAGACGTTTGAATGTTAATGCTTCCGCCTGTGATAGTTGCTGATTTTGACGACAGTTTGTTAGCGACAACGTTTCCGTTCTCGTCCACTTTGAACGTTCCATTGCCGTTGTTGATTTTCAACCCTGTCAGGGTCAGGGCGGTTATAAAACTAGCCACCAAATTTCCGTCGATAGTCCATGCGTTTGTATACGGCCCTGTTTTTGCAGAACCGCCGTCGGACGATTTCCAAAAACCTAAACCATTTTTGTTTAGCTGAATGCAGGATTTACAGGTATTTATATCAGCCGTATCCATAATCAAAATACGCTGAGGCTTCTCGGACGGGTCAAGAATAACGTGTCCACCCTCTGCGCCTGTAATCAGTTTTGTGGCATTTTCAATTTTGCTGTCTATGACCTGTCTGTTTCTGAATTCACTATTATCAATAGCGGTCTGCAGGCTCTTGGTTTTGGCGGTCATAAATCCTGTCATGGTCTCAAATTTGTCACCAAATGTCAACTCGGATTGCTCAGGGTTGTCAAGGTTGATAGTAATGCCGATTATGCGTAAATCTTCGTCAATTCCCATAAGAGGGTTGACCACACGATACCAGCAACCTAGCTCAAACTGTTCAAAATTCATGTCAATTGTTGACAAATCAACCGCAGTTATTTTATACTGCTTTTTGGCTTTGTTTGCACTTTTCAGGAATGCTGTAGCTTTTGTCTTCAAAATTGACGCCTGTGTTACGTCGTCCCACGTTTGTGTACCGCTGATTACGCCATACTTAGCGACCAACGCACTGTCTTCTATGTAGTCTTTGCCACTGTTCACAGTGCCAATCGTCAGCCTTTTCTCGCTATCGGTCAGCTTTGCACCCAGTGGATATAGCCGTGTAATAACGCTCGTTTCGTCCACTTCACGGCTGATAGTTTTGAGATTTACTGCCAGTTCTATTTTTGTGTCTGTGCCGTGTCCGATATGTTCCAGATAGTCTATATACACTTTGCCGTCTTGGTCTCTCAGCTGTATTTCACCGCCGAATTTTCCGACCAGTTGTTCAGATATTGCGTCCATAGTCGATACCCAGTTGACAGAATATGTGTAATTATTTTCAGCCGTTACAGTGACCTGCCCGACCGATATGTGTTTGTCGTCACCGACCTGCGCATTGTGTTTGGAAATGAATGACGCTAGTACTGTACGAACGCCTACCATTTTGTATTCAATATATGGCTGAACGCTGTCATATAGCCAACCTAAACGCCCCTCGCAGGTAACAGTTTTGCAAATCAGACCTTGCTCGTCCATGCTGTCAGGACATTTCAGCACACGTCCGATAAAAACGTTTTTGCCTGTGTTGTCGTCCGTGACAGTGACCGATGTTGTCAGTGGTTTCAGTTTGTCATATCCTGCATTGTCAGGGTATATGGTAAACGTAAAACTGTCAACGGCATTGACAGCCTTGACGATTTTTCCACCCGAAATGCGGTCAAGGTTATCACTATGTATCGTGGTTTTTTCTGTGCCGTTTGTGATAGTGACAGTATGCATTTATAACACCTCCTCATGTAGATTCAGCGTGAGCGACCCGAAGCCATACGCTGACAAAGTATTCAAACCTGGTTGTAAAATTAGTTCGTCCATATCGAATGGTTTTTCTGTCGGTCTGTACACTTTTTCAGAAATATCAACGTTGTTGTTTTGAAAATGTGTGAATCCTACCTTGTCGATATCATCAACAGACCGCCTATATATCAGACGTGGTTTTATCGGTACGTCCGAATACAAATAGACTTTTAGAACGCCCATAGGGGCGTGTGGAGCCATTTCAATAGCCGTCAGTGTCATGCCCGTAAGATTTAGATAGTCGTTTTCAAAACTGAAATTGTCAAATCCCTTGTCAGAAAAATCATCAGATATCTTGTACGGCTGTGCTTTGAACGTTGCCGTTACCTCAACATGATAACCTTTTTCAATTTCAGCGCAGCTAATTGCTCTTACCTTATAATGGTAAATTTCGGCATCGTCATACAGGTCACATTCGCCAGCCGACAAAATCCAGTTCTCGAAATCTGCCACTGTTTTCCGCAGGGCGGTTTTCGGACAGCCCATAAACACGAATTTATACGTCAGCGTCCGTGTATCATAGGTAGGTTTACCGCCATTCTGATATGTGAAACATATGTCGCCATTGCGGTATGGTATAGTAGCCGATATATCCCTGATACTTGGCGGCGGTGTACTGCGTGATGTCAGCAACGCTCCAAAATCGGTATAGGAATTTTTACCATTTATCGTTATACTAGACATTGTCAGCCACCCTCCTAGCATTTAGATTGATTTTTTCAGCCATAGCAACGTCCATGTATGGCGCTGTCACTGTGGCGAAACGTTTTCCGTCGATGTTCATAACCACTGTCAAATCACCGTTCTTGCCGTGTTGTGTGGTGCTGTCGGCTTCGGTTGATATTTTGTCAGCCGTTTTCCGAACGTTCTGCCTGCCTATCATGACAGGATCCATTTCAGCCGATACACCTGCAACACTGTCAACGATAGCCTGTGCCTCGTCAACTGGTTCGTCCGCAGTGTCTTCCATACCGACCGCAATTCCTGACGGCAGATACTGACCGACCTTTTTCGCCATAACCCTTGAAGGCGAACGAATGTCAAAAAAGTCGCAAAATCCGTCTATAATGGCACTGCCTACGTCTTCCACTACGCTCCAAATTCCACTGACCGCAGAGACTAAACCGTTTAAAATGCCCTTGAGGATATTTGCACCCAAGTCCAGCCAATCAACGTCCTTGAAGCCGTCTATGATAGCGCTGATTATATTAGGCAATGCGTCTATGATAGCAGGTATAGCGTCAGGCAATCCCTTCGCTAATGCGACTATCAACTCCATGCCTGCCTTGACCAGCGCAGGCAGATTATCTGTCAAAGCCTTTGTGATAACTGGTATCAACGCTATCACACTGTCTATCAAATCAGGTGTGCACTTGGTCAGACCTGTTATCAATCCTGTTAGTAATTGGAAACCACCCTCGATGATTGCTGGCAGATTTTCAATCAGTGTGTCAGTTATTTGTTTTATCAAACTAGGCAACATTGGCATCAGCTGTCCGATAACATCATTTAGCCCGTCAATCAGACCTAAAAACAGCGTGATTGCGCCCTGCACCAGTTCAGGCACTAGCGTAGGGATAGTTGAAACCAACGCATTTATCAATCCGAAAAAGCCGTTAAGCAGTGACGGCAGAATTGAGTTGATTAGTGACGGGGCTGATTGTGCCAGCGACTGAATGATAGACGTTAGCACTGTGGTTGTCGCTGTGATTAGTGTCGGTGCATTTTCGGCTAGCGTTTCTGACGCAGAACTGAACAGCCCAGATATAACAATCGGAATTTGTTCGGTCAAGCTGTCAAGACCGCCACTGTCATATGCGTCTAGCAAACTAGAAACGCCGTCAAATAGTTTGGTGAAACCGCCTGACAATTTCTGAACAGCTGGCAACGATTTTGTCAGAAAGTCTGCCGCCATTCCCTTTGCGCCTGCCATAACAGGCGTGAATGCAGTTCCCAAAGACGCAAGGGCGTCCTGCAATTCAAAACTTGCACGTTCATAGTCCAGCGTTGATTTATTTGCTGACTGGTATTCGTCGTTGATTTCCGACAGACCCGAATTTGCCAGCCAATCAAGGGCATACTGCTGACGTTCTGCCTCTGACGTGCAATTCTGTAGACCCGCATTAAAATCATCAACGCTATCACCCATACGCCCGATAAGCTCTGAAAACTGACCTGTCGCAGCACCTGTGGCAAGGGTTTCCTGCAAGCTGTCTGAAAGGCTCTCGATTTTCAAGGTATCAGGGAATTTTTCAACCGCTCCGCTGAGTGCATTTATAGCAGGCGTCATTTGTTCATCGCTGAAACCAACAGCCATAAGGTTTGATAACGCTTCAATGCTCGAATCGGATTCGCCCGTGATAGCTATCAAATCTTGCATTTTTGATTTCATAAAATCAAAATTGTTGCCGCTGGTTTCGGCGTTTGTTTTCAGTTTGGTCATATCGCTGTTCCACTCACGGCTTGCTTCAACGTTTGCCGCAAGTGCCGTTGTTACAGCTGCAAGACCAACACCTATGGTCTGCGTGTATTTTTTGAACCCATCAGCCGCCTTGCCTATCATAGCCGTGTCTATCTTGCCTAGCGTTGCCGTGAATTTTACGGCTTTGCTTGTCGCACCGCCTATGGCAGAACCGACTTTTTCAACCTTTTTTATGACAGGTTCGACCTTGTCTTTGGCTTCTTTGAACGCTGTGCCGATAGCATTGACATTTTTCTTTTCATCTTTCAGACTTGACAGCTTTGACTTTGTCGTTTCCAACTCACGCTGAAACGCACGATACTGTCCTGCGTCTATCTCGCCCTTTTTATACTGTGCTGTGACCTGCGATTGCGCTTCTTTCAGCACGTCCAACTTGGATTTTGTTTCCTTGATACTGTCTTTCAGCAGGTCTTGTTTTTGTTTTACCAGCGTGACGTTGTTCGGGTCTAGCTTCAGGGCTTTATCGACCGCTTTCAATTCGCTCTCCAGCTCACGGCTCTTCTTGTTCGTTTCTTTCAGTGCCTTGTCAAGACCTGTGGTGTCACCGCCTATTTTGATAGTAATACCTTTTATGCTACTTTTTGCCACCTATCATTCCCCCCTTTCCGAAATTTTCTCTCAAAGCCTGTCGGTCAGGCTTCGTCAGGGTCAGCCTATATGCGTTGTCAAGATATTCCTGACCGCTCTCACTCTGCCTGAGCCGTGCGATAAAAGCATCACGACGTATCAGCAGATAATCATAGTAGTCCATATCATCAACATCATATAGCGATATACCCATATAGTCCGCAACCAGTTTTTCCCACGTTGAGGAAATTTCATATTTTTCCCCCTCCCTATCCTGCGGTGGATAGTAGGGGAGTGCTAGTTTTTTGAATTTTTGATTTCCAGCAGATAGTCGATATATGTGCGGTAGAATGTTTGAATGTCGTAGATATCCCAATCAGCAAGTGTTTCAGCCGTTATCGGTATCTTTGCGATATTGTGTGACATCAGCTTTGCGCACATTTCAATTGCTTCGTCCAACTTGTTGCCGCCAAGCTTTGCGGATATTTCCCCGAACGCTTCAATCTCGCCCTTTGTGGGTGGCATAACAAAAATCGTGGTATGCTTTTCATCAGCCAGCTCGATACGCAGGCTAGGTTTTTGCATTTTATTGAAATTCAACGTCTTTGGCATTTTTCTGTATACCTCCAAAAAAACAGCCCACTGAAAATCTCAGCAGGCTGTGTATTTGTGTTGCTTATGTGGCACTTATTGACTTATCCTCTTCGATGTAGGTAATCAGTGTTCCTTCGCTGTCGCTTGGCAGTGCTTTGAACTCTGCGTCAATAACGCTTTCCTTATCCTTTGCAAATGCCAGTTCGATGCCGCTCTGATTGTTACCCACGATCATGACCCATATATCTCCGTCAACTGCGTCAACGTGGTGGAAGCAGAGAACATACCTCTTGCGACGCATATTCTTCAGACCGCCAATTTTGACAGTTCTGCGCTTCTTGCTGGTATCTTCTGTAACTCTTGCGGTATCGCAGAGAACGTCAAGGGTATTGCCGTTGAATACCATGATACCAGTTTTCAGCGTAGCCTCTTCCTCTGTGATGATTGTCTTCTGATGTGTGCCATCATCATCACTTGCGGTGTAGAATGTCGGCTTATAGGACAGGGCTGCGCCGCCCTGGATATAACCCAGCACATTGGCTTCGGTGCAGATAGTATCAACATCAGGTACTGTTTCACCGCTGAAATCCTGATAGTAGATATAACCGCTTCCAAGAATAATATTGCTTGGGGCTTTCTTTGTCTCAGCCATTTCAATTCCTCCTTATTTCAAATAATTGGTAAATGAATATCTTATCTGATATTCCTTGCTGTCTTCAATCCAGCTTTCAGATTTTTCTAAATCAAAATCTGCAAACTGTTTCTCAACAGCCGTTTCTAATTCTACGTCGATTTTCCTAGTGTACAATTCAATGACTATCGTCTGCTCTCGCAGGCTTGCGGGGTGCATATCGTCTCCGCTGTCTATGGTGCTTTCACGATAGAACACACAGTATGGCGTTTTCATTTCATCACGTGATGAATAGTATGCGACCTTGTCTTTCAGTTCGTCGATAGCCGTTAATCGTGAACGTATATCAGCCAATGTCAAATTCATTTCTTCAACCTCGTTTCTATCAACTCAGGCAGTGCCTTTTGTGCATAGTCTTCAACAGGTTTGATATGCACAAATGCCTTTACTCTGCCCTTACCGCCTTTTTTTGCGTGACCGTGCTCCAACAGATGTGTCAGATAGTAGTATTTTTTGTTACGCACAACAACACGTTTGTTGCCCGACTTAGCGTATACTGTTTCGGCTTTCCAACTTTCGGCATACTCGCCTGTGCGACGTGGTGATGTGGTTTTCAGCTTTTCGACACATTGTTCTGCAACCTCGTCAATACAGCCGTCAACTATCTTTGCGGTTTCTTCGCTATATTCTTTCAGGTCATCAGCGACCTGTTTTGCCAGTTTGCTGACATCAATTTCAACCGATTTCATCAGCAATCACCGCCAAAACGTTCAGCCGTCAGTTCAATGGCTGTTCCTGCGACATATGTGCGTATGATACGATATTCCCGACCGTTATAGAATAACATATCTTCATCGTCATAGTCATAGTAATCTGCCATTTTGATTTTCAGCGTAGGTTGAAACCCTGCCTGTGCGGCACTGTAAAATTCAGAACGTGAAATTGATGATACTTGGCAGAAAACCTCTTTGGCGTTTTCCCAATCAACGACCTTTTCTTGATTTCCTATCTCGTCCGAAACTATCTTTGCTTTGGCGATTTTTACAACATCATTAAACATCGTTAAATTCCCTCCGTGTAGTCCTCGTTCAGACTTAGTGCGTCTCGCAGGCGCTCGTAGTTCTTGCGGAAATCTTCACCTTTGCCGTTGAAATCATACTGCCATTTGACATAGTTTTCGATAGCCTTTTTCAGAATTGCACTGCAATCGTCAGCGTCAAAGGGAACGAACACGCCCACACGCTTTAGATCCTCCATGCAGGCGTCAACGTTTGACATAATGTCGCTATCTAGCTTGTTATGTGATATCCTCAACGAATTTTTCAAACTTTCAAGCATTCGTTATGCCCCCCTTTATCATCATGATTACTTGCTCTTTTTTGTGAGTGTCACAAGGCTGTTCTTGTCGATAACCTTGCCGTCTACCAGCATGACCGCCTTTGTTACCTGGTCTTCGGTGTCATTATCCTCATATCTCTTGACTGTCATCTGGAGATTTGTGTTGAGGATATAGTCCTCAGGGCGGAAGAAGAATGCAACGATTGTATCAGCCGATACAGTGTCTGCATAAGCGTCGATATCGTCAGAGAACACAACAGGTGTGCCAAGGATTGATGGCTGCATATCTCCGTTAAGACCATAGTTGACCCTAGCGATAGGCTGTCCGTTTGTGTCTGTCAGTGCCTGGATATCGCAGAATGTTGCATAGTTCATGAACATCTTAACGCCTGCTCTGTAGCCTGACGGAATTTTCTTCTTCATATTCCACAGGGTCTTGTATGTAATTCCGCTTGCCAGTGCAACGTCCACGTTCTGATCGCTGACAACAGTTTCCTTTGTGATGCCCTTCGGTTTGCCTGAACCGTCGCCCTTGATGATTGCTGTTTCGATAGCAGCGATCATTGCGTCGGCTACCTGATTGGCAAATACTGTCTCAAAGAAATCAAGAGATACTACCGAAACTTCAAGCGACATGGAGATAGCACATCTCAGCTTGTAGTAGCTGAAAGTGATTGAGCCTGTGGACTTCTTCTGTGTGTCAGAGCTTGCGCCCTCAGCGACCCATGTTGCAACTGGCTTGGCGCTTGAAGTAGGAATTGTCACGCCACCCTTGATATTTGTCTTTGTGACAAGGGCATAGATCTGTCCGTGCTCCTCCAGCTTCTCAACGATTCTCTGCATGGTTGTTGATGGAATAACAGCCGCAACGTCAGTGGTCTTTGTGGACTGTGCCTCGTTCGCAAACTTCGCAGGGATTGGTGTACCCTCGAGAACGTTGTGCATAAATGCAGTTCTGTACTCGACGCTGTCATAGATGTTTGATGTGTGTGTGATTGCATTCTCGCTCATTTTGTTTTCATTCCTTTCAATGATATTTTTCATAGTGTCTGACGCATGGTCCTTTGTCATAGCGTTCAGATTTGCCTGTGTCTTTGCCGCCTTTTCAGCGTCATTCATCAACTTTTCAGCTTCCTCAAAATTGCCCTCGTCGATGAGAGCCTGAGCCTTGTCAAGCATTTCCTGTCTTGTCATTTTTATAACCCTCCTTTAGTTTGTCAAGCCTTGCCTGTGCTGTTATCTTTTTATCAGCACGCTCAGCTTTCATTTTTTCGATTACGTTTTGCGGTATGATATCGCAGTAGGCCGCCACAAGCTGTGACTTGACGTTCCTGCTTTCTGCGATTTCGTCTATCAACCCCAGTTCGACCGCTTCATCAGCCGTCAGCCATGTTTCCTTGTCCATGATTTCCAGTGCCTTTTCCTTTGTCATGCCTGACTTGGTTATGTAGGCATTTGCAATGGTCTCATTGGCTTTTTGCAGAACCTCTGACATTTTGTCCATGTCATGGTAATCACCTCTTGTCGCTGATGATACGTTATGCACCATGATCTGTGCCGTCGGTGATATATCTGACTTGCCTGCACACGCTATTACGCTTGCCGCACTTGCTGCAAGACCGACAACGTGTATCTTGACATCACCTGAATATTCACGGATTGCCGAATAGATTTCGGAAGCCGCAAAAATATCACCACCACCAGAGTTGATGTAAACTTCCAACGGCTCGCCTTTTTCAGTTGCCGCAGTTATATCTTTTAAGACCCTCGCAGGGGAAGTAGCGTCAATTTCGAAAAGGTCATAGATCCATTGGTCATCATTCGGAACGATTGTACCTTTGACGTTAATTTTCATCATTTTCACCTCCCTCACTGCTGTCTATCTTTGCCGTGTCTAGTCTGACATAATACTGATCGCCCGAAGGAATGTCAGCCAGATTGAACACGCTTCGGATTTCATTTGCGTTCATGATACCTCTGTCGAAGAACTGCACCAGATTCAACTTGGTTGACATTGACGCAGTGCTCAGGTTGAACGCTTCAAAAACTATCTTGTTGCCATACCCTCTTTCGATACGGCTGAATAGTTTTCGTGTGAATTCGCCAGCCAGTTCCATTACTACTGGTTCTATCTCCGATTCGTAGTAGGCGTTGTACTGGTCTTCGGTGTAGTTCGATTGCACGATATTTGCGTTTGTGTTAAACAGCGAATAAATTCTCTGCGTGGTTTTTTCCATAACCGATGAATTCGGCACATAGTCTTTTGCGTCAACTTGCTTTGCGTCCGCTTTGCTGTCGACCGCCGCAACACCTGTGCCGTTCTGAACGCTCATGAACTGCTCGCTAAACTCCTGCGCCTGCTTTTTCAAATCTTCAGGGCGCAGGGAGCTGGTGAACTTCAACAGCCAGCGGATAATTGACGAATTTTTGATAGCTTTAACAATGCCTTGGTCTGTAGTTGTTACGATTTCCATTAGTGGCGTCAGCGTTTCACTCAGCCGTTCGCCGAAGATATCGTCCTTATAAAAATCACTACGCAGATGAATGATATCTGCATACGGAAACGTATATCTTTGTCCATTGAAAAATGTGAATTTCAAATACAAATCGTTGCCGATATATACGCACTCTGCACTGTCTGCAGGGATAGGATATAGTTCAGTAGGATAGCCGTTGCCATCACGGATAATCAGAATAAATGCGTTGTTGTTCAAACACAGCTGCGTTGCAATTTTTTCCAACATTTTCTGCATTGTCATGAACTCGTTAGGCTCTTCCAACAGCATTCGCATATATGGTTCAGGGTTTATCTCGATACTGCCGTCCCCCTTTTGGCTATATGATTTTCTGATATGTTTTGCGGTCAGTTTTCCAATAGCCTTGACTTTGGGGCGAATGCAGGCACGTACCAAATCTGACCGATAAACATTGCCGTCCCAACTATAGTAGCCGTTGCCGATTTCCGACATCATCTTATATCGGGTCACTACCTGTGATCTGTTTTTAAAACGATTTATCAGACCCATTTTTTCACCCCTCTCTTTGTATAATTTTCAAAATTATTTCTTGTTCAATTCTGCTATAATAGCCTTTTCTCTCTCGCTCAGTTGCCATCGTTCTGCTCGTTCTCGTTCTGCTCGTTCTCGTTCTGCTCGTTCTGCTCGTTCTCGTTCTGCTCGTTCTGCTCGTTCTCGTTCTGCTCGTTCTGCTCGTTCTCGTTCTGCTCGTTCTAAACACATGGCAGCGTCATCTGAAATGAGGTATCCCGACCCGAATATTGCTTTTCTTTGCAAAAGTTGAGTGTCAAGAGCACGAACACGAAGGCTTTCAGATTTTTTAATTTCAAAGTCAATGCCAGCCTTTGAAAGCCGATTGATTTTAGCCGCTGTTGCAACATTTTTCGGATATTCATACTTTGGCATTGTCTTAGTTTTCTCTTTCCTGCTAACATCATTACAGCTTTTCAAAATCTTGTAAAGGCGTGGGGCGGTACGAACCCGAATGTCGCTATCATCAAGATTCGTTACAAACGACGTGCTAACAACTGCCCCATTTTCGTAGGTTACGGCTGCACCCACTGGAATTGCTGTACAGTGTTCTGTTGCTCCTGAAAATAGAGTGAGAGCAGGTGCAAACAGAAAAAATTTTATGTTTTTTTCGATATAAAAGCGTAAAATCTTGCTAAGAATGCTGAATGGCGGATTGTCAACTACAATTTTACCTGTATAATCAAACGTTTCATAATCGCCGCCTGGATAAAAAGGTCTGCAAAATTCATCACAATTTATGCCATATTCGTTTGCTACCCAATTTGCCACACAATCATATATCAATGGCGGCGTGTAACAATCGTCAGTAGTTTTCTTTGGCTTGAACTTTTCGACGAACTGTTCGTATGTTTCACCTTTCATTTTGTTCCTTTCCTATATCAAACTTTCAAATTCTTCCTGCCGATTATAATAGACCACATATGCGTCTAGCAGTGCCGCAAGTCCGTCTATTCTCTGCGTTCGGTCAGATTTCTTACACGGCTGAATGTTGCCATTGACGTCTGTCTTTACAGCCGTATTCAGAAAACACCATTTGTCAATCGGGTTGTTGTCGTAAACAATATTGTGTCGCTGAAACTCAGCTTTCAGGTTCTTCATCGGGTCAGACAGTGTTATAACGCCCTGGCGCACAGGTATTAAAACACCCTTGCCAAACTCTTCTTCAAACGCTTTTATCAGCTCGTCTGAAACGTGCCAAGGGTCATAGCCGATAGCCAACGGATAAATATCTTCTTTATCCCTCAGTTCCAAAAACCAGTCTAGGATAACACGCTTGTTGACTTTGTTTCCCTCGCACGTCCTCAGTAGGCCTTGCGACTTCCACAATTCATACGGCACACTATCTCGTCCACGTCTGTCGCCCTTTTCAGCGTCAGCGTCAAGAACGGCTTGCGGAATCCAATACATAGATTTTACATACAATCTATCATCATCAGGCTTTTTGCAGATAGCCTTTGCAGCATTCAGGTCTATATAATCAGCAGCGTCAAAACCACCGATGAAATATCTGAACGGATAGTCCGTGATAGGTTCTTCATTGTTCAGCTCGTCCCATGTCAGCCAGCCGCTTTCGGTATTCTGCGGAAGGTTAAAATCTTTGACCATAACCGTTGCCTTGAAGCTAGGATCATCTTTGGCCTTTTGCACCATTTGGCGCAAATAGTCTGTTGATTTTATCGTGCCCAGTCCAGGGTTTGCTTTCAACCAACAGTCTTCCTTGTCCCATTCATCAGGGCTATCCAGTTCATAGATAAACGGCAAAAATCGGTTATTGTTTTCTGTCAGCCGTCCGTATAGCAGGTTATTTGCATATTCGTATTGGGTGTCAAAAATGCCGCCACGAACAAAGCCGTTTGTGGTAATGCAAAATAAAATGGGCTGCTGTCTAGCACCCATTGCTTGCTTTATCAAATCATATAGATCTCGGTTCTTGATTGCCGCCAGTTCGTCAATAACACCGCAGTGAACGTCCAGACCGTCAAGGCTGTTTGAGTTGCTGGCAAGAGCCTTTATAAATCCCATGTTCAATGGGAAATATAAATCGGTTGCACGTTTACGAATATGTTTGCTCAGTAGTGGCGATTGTTTTATCATTTTGTAGCAGGCATTAAAACCTAGCTTTGCCTGATCTAGCATTGTGGCGACGTTATATATCTGCGGTGAACCCTCTCCGTCATTGACTAGCATATCATTTTCGACTGCCGCAATTTCCGTTGTCTTGCCGTTCTTTCGACCTTCGATTATCAGACACTCGTTATACTGTCGCAGATTGTTATCATCAACGAAGCCGAATAACGCCTGCAATCTCGCCTTTTGAAAAAGTTCCAACTTCAACGGCTGACCTAGTTTCCCAGACGGCTGCTTGCAGAATTTTTCGATAAAGTCCGTATGCCGTGTTGCAATAGCTTCGTCAAAATGAAATTCATCAGGGCTTGCAAATCTGTTCAACAGCATTTCCGAAACCTTTTTCATTTTCTCACACGCAACGATATTTCCGTCATAAATGCCAGTAAAATATTTTTCAAATTCCGTCAACGCTTTGCACCGCCTAGGAACTCCAGCAACTCGTCGCCCTCAGATTTTTGCAGGCTGTCAAGGATAATATCCTCAACTGTCTTTGCCATTGCGTTGTATTTCCCAATTAATGTTGCATACGCTTTGCTTGCAGGGTGCTCTGTCTTGACAGTAAAACCATTGCCGTTTGTTGCTTCGATGATTGCGCCCTCTGCTTTTATTTTTTTCTGATACTCGCTCAGCAGATTCTCCATGTACTCCAGCTGATCTAACAGCTTTATGCCCAGTTCTCTCTTGGCTGGCTCACAGCTATCCACAGCTTTTCGCAACTCACTCAAATTCTTCTTGATTTTTGCCATTGTCAGATTACACCCCCTTATGCGATTTTATCATGCGTAAAAAATGACCTTTGCCCCCTCGGTATCTTAGGAAAAAATTCAGTCCAAATTTGAGGGGGGTACGGGCATACCAAATGCGTCAAATTCACATTTTGTTAATTTTTTAGGCGATTTTTGGTAAAAATGACCCTCGAAATTATCATGACATTTTTTGCATACAAATTCGAGATTGGCATGATTTAATGATACCTCAGGGTCACTAATGTTTGCTGGCGTCAACAATGTTCGGTGATGAACAATATATCCAGCACGTTCGTGACATTCTTCACACAAACCGCCGTCGATTAATATGCGTTTGTCGATGTAAGATTGGCGACACTTCTTCCATGCCGCTGAGCGGTAAAAAGAATATGCAAAGTCTTTCATAGTGCCGCCCCCATAAAATAAAAATGCCACACGTGGGACACATTGTTAAGAGGTGTGTGTGGCTGATTGGTATCGGCGTCAACATCATTGCAGTATCGACCGATATATCCGCCATAGCTAATGCCATAGCGGAAGTCAGGAGATCTAAAGCAAAAGAAGTAAAAAAACATGGAGCAGGTTAAGTGATGGCGCACCGCCCCTGCACATTGCCTGAGGGCTAGCCACTCAGGCGTAAAAATAAGGTTGGCTTTTGTTGAGGAGATAACCAACTGACCTTTCACCCTATCGGGCTATTATACAGTATAGCAGATTAATAACTGCATTTCACTGCATTTCACTGCACTCTTTTGGAACAACGATATGTTTCAGGGCTTCGCCGTGAATTTTATAAATCGTTCGTTCTGAGTAGTTCATATAGTCAGTGATCCCCATTATGTATTCACCATTTTCTTTGTTGAATTTTCCTACCCAGCGTTGATAGAAAAGATACCGCCGTTCAAGGACTTCTCGCTGGTCTGCGTCTGCCACTGCGTCAATAGATTGTTCAATTTGCAGACGTTTGTCAATCAGTATCAGCGCCAGTTCCTGCTGTCTGCGTTCGTATTCTGCTATGCGTTCTATGGTGCTTGACATCTTGTCGCCATTGCAACTGCCATGACTAGCACCTGTGTTTTCGTATGATATGCCAGCATATTCTAGTTGTGACCGCAGTTTCTTGACCTTGTTTTCGATGATTTTTACACGCCGTTCGATTTTATAGGCGTTTTGCAAATATTCTTTTGCTGTCATTTCAACCGCCTTTCTGCACCCTGTCAGTCATTTCCGTTGATATCAGCTCCGACAGGTCAATGCCGTATGTCTCTTTCAGATAGCTGGCGTTGTTATCGTTGTCAAATTCAGCCGTGTCCATGATGTCAAACGTGCTATTCACTGCGTCGATAAATGCACGCAGGCGTTTGCCTTTCCAGCCGTACCACTTATCCAACGTCCACAAAACAGTCGCCATTATCTGTTCTGTGATATCCTGCATTATCTCGCCCTGCAGTTCAATATATCTTTTCTGCATTTCCTTTGCGACCTCTTTTTTGATGTCGCTTTGTCTGACGATGTTCGTTCGTGCTTTCATGGCATTTCACCAGCTTTCAGAAATTCAGGGGTGTCGAAAACATTTCCGACAATTTCGCACATATAAAAATCGCTAGGGTATATGTTTGATGTGTCGCTTTCTCCGAAAAAACCAGTCTCAGGATCAAATTTAATTTCAAAAACCTTTTTGTCAATATGTTTTGAAATATTTCTGTCGCACAGGCAGAGATCCCCCTCAAAAATTTTATTGCCGTTCGTGTCGGTAAGACCTGTATACTGACCGATTGTTTCAGGGTCAACCACATACGCTGTCATGATTGTATCAGCAAACTGCTTGTCGTCAATTACCAAATTTTTACAAATAAGGTGCTCAAAAACAGCACCCTTGTCCTTGAAATATGGACGTTTTCTGACAACGTAATAACCACTTACCCATTTGCCATTGGCAATGCGCTTGCCACGAAATAATATTTTACGCACCGTTATCGCTCCTTTTCTCCCACGTCCAGCAAAATCAGCAGCAGTGGGAATATGTATTCGGGTTTGATTTTTGTCATGCTATTCCTCCTCACTTCCCCATTGTTCAGCCATTGCTTGTGCTATGCCTGGAAATGTTTTGGCCCTTTTCTTACTGTCGTGATGCATTCCGTGGTTTGTGCGTGCAGTGCCGTCCGCCTTTTTGCTACCACCCGACACCCATGAACATATGGGTGTAACAATATTTGTCGGTATCAATTTAGGCAGATTTTTCAACCACAAACATGTTTTTTTGCTGTATGGGTGTCCATATTCGTATGGTTGTATAATCTGCGTGTATTTTGGCAACCGATATACACCAGATGCTATTGGGTTTTCAATAGCTATTCTTTCAATAGGTGCATGAATAAATTTTAGGAAAAATTCTTTTGCGTCTTGTCCCTTTTCAAATCTTTCAAGATCAATGTAGCTTTTTTTATTAATTTTTTTGTACAGCCGTACTGCCCCTGCGTTGCTAAGATATGTACACGGCGGATGAGCTATCAGCAAATCCCATTTGTCTACCGTATGTGTCTGTCCGTCGCAAGTGGTGAAATCTACATTGCCGTTGATAACGGTCAGAGCATTGCCTGATATGTGCCACTCAGGGTGACCGCCTGAACACATCTGAATGTCGCAGCTGTACGCTTCGTGACCTTTTGCACGAAACGCCTTGCAGACCTCTTGTGATTCTTCGCATGCTATTAACACCTTCATGTTATCTCTCCTTCTAGTAGTTTTGTCCTATACTGCAAAACCACTCAAAAAACGCCCGCAACGGAATTGTTCCATAGTAAACAACAAACTGCACAGGCTCCAGTATTATGCACCCTATCATGTACAGTACGCATAACACCTTGCGTTTCTTGTCCGTAAGCTTTCTTATTCCTTTTATGATTTTCTGCATACGACACCAAACCCACATCATTCCAATTGGAGAAATCAAATCTTCTCTCCAATATCCGTCATATAAATGCCACATGTTATCCCTCCTCAAACTCAGGGCACTCCGTCACAGTATACGAGTGTATCATACCGCCCTTTTGCAATTCATACATTCTGTGCCGATGTGTTTTCCAACCGACAACAGGCTGTCTGTCTATCGACCAACTGCACCCTGTTATCTGTTCACCTGTCAGCTTGTCCCTCTTTGGCACTGCGTGTTTGCAGTACCAACAGAGTGTTGTAGCAGCACTGCATTTTACAGTCTCTATCTTATCTTTGAATACTTCGCAGATAGGGTGCTGATAGTTGATTACTCTCGGGCAAAGTCCCTGTCTCACACCATATTTACACAGCCCATATTTTTCGTTCTTCCTGCCACAGTTGTCAGGTGACTTCTCAAAATATTTGCAACTTGTGCAGAATTTGTTGTTAGCCATGTTACTTGCCCTCCTCATACGGACCAAGCCCCGACAGCACATCAAACATATGCTTGATAAATTCTATCAGCTCTTCACGGCTCTTTTTTTCAAATTCCGCATAGGGTCTGATGAATTTTTCCATTTCACGCATAACACGCACACTGTCGTTGAATGCTGCTATCACGTTTTCGTTAGGTTCGCTCTGCTTTATCTGCTTGTCCAATTTCTGCGTCAATGCGCTTTTGGCTTTCGCTGCTTGCTCCGCAGGGATGTTGTTCAGCGTTGCTGTCTTGTACAGATAATACATAGCCAACCAATATATTTCATCAAAAATATTGCTGTCGTTCGGCAGTTCTTCGCCACGATATGCCAGTTTGTCTATTTCTGTTCTGTCCATTTGTGCACCTCGTCAGCAAGCCCCACAAAGGCTTTTTGCATTTTTTGTTTTGCCGTTCAGAATGTCACTGCAATCGCTGTACGCAATCGCCTGCTTATCCTTTTGAAAATCACCGTATGCCTTTTTGACCCACTGTCTAAATTCCTTTTTGTCCATTTTTTATTCCTCCCATTTTTTTAGAACGGCGGCAGCTCTTCGTTTTCAGCCGTGTCAACCTTTTTGAAACAACCATAGACCCTGCCCCATTCTGCATTGTTACAGCCGATACGTTTACAAATCTGACTGTAGGCAACTTTGATATTGTCCGCTACGTTACCCGTCAATCGGTTTTTTACAATGGCAATTTTACTTTGAAAATCGTCCTTGTCATCGTCGTTGTTTTTGCTATATGTTAAAACCAAATCAACCCTATTTGTGATGTCACCCGAACCGCTGACACTATCTGCATTCAGTTCAATGCCGTCTGCGGTTTTGCGTGGGTGCGCTATCAGTATGATAGCTACGTTATATTTGACCGCTATGTATTTAACAGCATTTACAAAATCAGACTGCGCCCGATACAGCTCTTTGCTGAGATCAACGTCTAGTGCCGTCATGAGGTTGTCAATCAGTATCAGTTTGACATTAAATCTGCGGATCGCTGTTTCAATCGTACCCAGCAATGATATCTTGCCGTCACGTTTCGCATTGTCGCCGTCAAGCTTGATTTCAGCCGTCACAGCTGTGTTGTCAAATATGTACGCCCTATCATCATACCAGCGGTTGATTTTATCAACCACATCATCTGGAATGTCATAGGTTTCGTCACCATATTCGTTGACCGAACGTATAACATTTTGTTTTCCTGCAATTTGGAGGTCCAGCCAGCGTTTGAAATGATAGTCAGGCAGTTCGCCCGAATAGACGAAAATCGAATACGGATTGCCGTCGGGATCTGATTGGTCTAGTGCATTTGCGATTATTTGCGACGCTAACGTTGATTTACCCTCACCACGCTTGCCCGTGATAACTACCACCTGTCCCATATAGATACCGCCGATATATCGGTCAACATCGTATATGCCAGTCCTGATATGTTCCTGCTTATCCAGGTTGACCGCCTTGACCTGCGATAACTTTTTGACAGCCGTGACAGGTATTTCTTCGGCATTGTTCACGGCATCGCATATCGCTTTGCAGCCGTATTTTTGTAAAATTGCATTTGCGTCCTTTTCGCCAAGATAATCTTGCGCCCTGACAACTTTCAGTTTCTTGTGCGGAAATGATGTTGTAAACTGGTCAACCAATGTTACATGGCCGTGTTCATGGTCTCCGAAAATTACGATTTCATCGAAGCTGTCCACAAAATCATAGCAGAACGGCACCCATGTTTTATTGCTCTGACCGCCTGGCACAGATACCGCATTATCTATCTGACAATCTGCCACCGACAGACTATCTATCTGCCCCTCCGTGACTATCAGCCGATCATGTTTTTCCGTGCATCGGTTCATACCGAACAGTATCGGTTTTGTGTTTTTTTCAAACCACTCTTTTTGATTGTCTCTACCCTTGACAAAATCTGTCTTGCGATACTTGACTGACGTCAGCACGTTGTTTTCATCGAAAAACGGAAACATCAGCAAATTGTCACGTTTATCACCGACAGTAATGTTGTATTTCCGTGTGGTGATCTCCGAAATTCCCCTTGACCGCAGGTATTCAACCGCCTTGTCACGTGTGACTATCTTCACAGGCGGTAGCGTGCGGTATTTCTTTTTCTGCTCGTCGTCAAATTCCAGTGGATAGTTGAAATCCCTAGCCAGCTGCACAAAGTGACCTGTCATGCCACAACTGCTACGAAAACATTTGAACGCTCCTGTGTCAAGATTTATAGAAAATGTATCTTTGTCATGACCACCCCCGTTACAGTACGGACAGTATTTGAAATACAGTTCACGTCCCTTGCGGTGCGTTTCTGCATTCAGTGCCACAACCAGACCGACCACATCATCATCACGCATTGTATATCCCATGTTTTTTCACCTCACTCAAAAATCTGTCCTGCCTGGATTGTCCGTCCGCCTGCCGTTTGTGTGCGCTGCGGGAGCAGCATATATTTGTTTTTCTTTGTTTATCTTTGTTTCATTGTTGTCAGTTGTTTGTCGGTTGCTTGTCACTTGCTTGTCACTTGCTTGTCGGTTTGTTTGTCGCTTGTCTTGGTACATATCATAGTTTACTATCGTAAATACGCTATATTTGTTAGTTGCTTTGCTTGTCACTTCGTTTGTCGAAATTAGGTGACGAATTGCAGTTCTTACGTTGCGAACCGACAACCCTGTTTCTTTAGCTAGTGTGCCATAGCTTGCTACCCTCTGCCCCCTGTGAATAGCTTCGCCCTTGAAGCGTTTTTCCTCATAATTGGCGGTCAAAATTAAATGTTCAAAAACAATGCGCGTTGCAGGGTCTTTATACCACTCCCAGTTCACTATTTTTCTATGTAAAACTATAAATCCATTTTCCAACATTTAATCACCGCCCAATTTCTGAAGATAATCCCTCAAGGCGTAGTATAGTATCGCCTTTATCAGCGTGCCACTCTCTTGTTTCCGACACGCTATGATCGTGATGTTATATCGTGCCTGCCATGAACAGAACGTTGCCAGTAGTGCTTTCGGTGGCATTTTACTGCGATAGTTGTGTAGTAGGATATTTTCCCACAGTCTATCATCTTCGACCATTAAAAACACCTTTGCATGGTCTTCGACCGACCGCTTGAACTCACGGTCAAAACGTTCTCGCCCTTTCGTGAAATTGCCCACGATTTCGTCCAAATTCGCCTTACGCTCAATAACAACGCTCTGAGCAAGGCTCACGGGCTCGCTATTAGGTTTTACGGCTTCGCAAGTATAATCGCCATAGTTTAACTTGTGCTGTGTATATGGCGTTTCTGTGGCTTTCAGAGCCTTTTCGATATGCCCCCACTTTTGTTCTCGGCTATCAACGATAACCGAGAACGTTTTAAGTGTGGCGTCAATATCTATCGGGTGCATCAGAATGGCACAGTGTCATCGCCTGCGTTGATTTCAACGAAATCTGACAGATTAGCGTTCGGGTCAAAACTGTCATTGCTGGCTGTTGACGGCTTGTTTTTCAGCTCTTCACGCTTCGGGATTGTGAAATTGCCACTGCGGATATCGTTCGCAGGTACAAAACGTTTGCATTGTGTAAACCAGCCTGTTTTGCCGTCCTTTTCCCACTCTTTTTCGTTGAAAAGGGCGCCCACGAGTTTGCCTTTCAGGACGTTCTCGTCCCAGTCACGCTCGCAGTCTATATGTAGATTGGCATTTGAATTTTCGAACGCCTGTATCTGGGATTTGAAATAACCCAGCGACTTCTTGAACTTGGTGTCGTCACCTGTGTTATGCGGTATGCTCAAACGCATTGAACCCTTCCATTTTTTGTTTTCCCACTCGTCAGGGGTAGCCTTATACAGCTTGTCGAAAAAGCCCTTGAATTCGCCCTCTGCGATGTCAAACTGAATTGCCAGCCTGCTGCCCCAGTCAGTGGGTTCAACCTTGACGTTGAGAATTTTCAGCACATATCCACCTGGCTGGAGCTTTGGCAGCTCTGAAAAACTTGTTGCTTCCGCCTGTTTGTAACCTATAATTCCTATCATTTACTTTTCCTCGCTTTCTATGTCGTTTGGAGCTAAATTCCAATACTCTCTGATTTTGGTGTCTACGAACTTTAAATCATTTTCGATTTCATCTTCAAACATATCTTCGGGTGATTTCGCAGTTGAAATTCCCCTGGATTGTGTGACAAAGTAGTGGTGATTTTCGTCAGTCGTGCAGAACAGCACGATTGAAAACAGCCCTTCAACGGTCAGCTGATTATCCAGCATCTTGCCGATAGTTTTTGCTTTGTACTTGCCGCCGTCCGTTAGTTCGACGTGGTGCAGAAAATACACGATAACGTCTGACGGCAGGTCATTTATAACAAATTCTATCAGCCGTTCAAAACTGACCGCCATATCAGTGAATTTTCCATACCCTAGTTCTTTTGCCTTGTCGAAACTGTCAAATGCCATGAGATACTGGCTGTCGTCAATGGCAAATGCCTTTGATTTCGATTGAAACATAGCCGCCTTTATCACATCATAACGGCTCTTGCCTTTGTTGGCTTTTACAAGTTTTGCCACCGAAAGCGTCGCAAGACCATTGTTTTTGAACGGCAACGGCTTGCCAGCGACATTGAAAATGCTTATCTCGCCTGGCTTAAAAGTCTTGAGGGAACGGCTCTTGCCGCTGCCACTTTCTCCCTCAATTAGAACAGGTAGTCCCATGTTTTATTCCTCCTCTTTGATTTCCAGTGGGCATTGAGCACCCACGAACGTGTCTGGTAAAAATACGATTTCGTCGGTCAGATTGCACCGTCCTGACCGACGGCTGAAAAATCTGCAATACTTGCAGGCGGCGTATGTCACACCCTTGTTGTCAACGGGGAATGCAGTTTCAACTACCGCATAGCCCCTGACATATTTCTGAACGCCGTTGTCAAAACTAGCACTCATAACAGGTTCAGGTCCTCCTCGTCATATTCAGCTCCTGCCAGCTCGGCAAGTTCATAGATTGAAATATCGTCGTCCTGATTGATTTCTTCAATCAGGATCTCACGAAAGCAGTCTTTGCAGTAGTCTTTGCCCTCATAGCAGAAAACATTTTCATTCGCAAGGTCTAACTGTTCTCTGCATTTGTCACATTCGACCACTGTGTAATTGCGGTCTCTTCCACAACATCTGCACCCGTCAGGACAGCCGACGCAATCATTAGCTGTGTAACGCATTAAACCGCCCTCCTTTTATAGCAGAAAAATGCGATACCCCTATACATGAAGAAATACATTCCGTATTCACTATTAATTACCTCAGCACCGACCTCTTTTGCCACCGCCCAAATGTCAGGTGTGAAAATCTGAACGTTTGTCGTGGCATAATCAGACGGCAAAGCGTCACTTGTCATCATAGGGTAAACGCCTTCGGTGACAGTCCCATACTCTTGCGTTTCTTTCATTTTAAGTTCCGTTAATGCCATGACGACCATATCGTCAAGCCTTTCTTTTACTGTCATGCTTTCGACCTCTCCTTTCCAATATCGCTGGTTCTGCTAGCTGAAAGTATCTGCATGGATAAAGCCTGCTACTTTCCCAGCAGCCTTTCAGGTGCTTGCAGTCAAGGCAAGAATAGTTAGTCACTCTGCTCGCCTCTCAGCCTCTCGATATTTTTCTTTAAGGCTACGATATATCCCGTCAGATACCCGTTTGGGTAGTCATTAAGGGCTATTACTGTTATTGCCTTTAGCTCCTCTTGACAAATGTCAAGAAGTGTGCTATCGTTAAGGCGTATGTTATCGGTATCTTTTGATACCTCCGAGCTTGTGCCTGTTGCCGCAGGTGCAGGCTCGTTTTTTATGCATTCAAGAACATTCTTCATAAAATCAGTAATGCAATTACCTCTATTTATAAACGGACAAGCTCCACAGTTGCCTGCTATACAGCATTCTGCTGCAAGAATTATTTCATCTCTCGTTAGCATTCTTCTTCCTCCCACTCAAATCTTCCCTTGCCGCTGTTTCTCCATTGACCGATTCCTCTCAGCCTGCCGTAATCCAACCACTCACGCACGGCTGTTTCCATATCGTCTTTTAATATAATGATTGTGAATTCAACCGTCGCTCCTGCAGGCACTGTTTCAGAGTGCGCCAGTGCAACACGTTCGCCCTGCGGTGTGCTTGCTCTGAGCGGTCTCTGACACTCGCCCATACCGCCCTTGAATTCGTATGGTATTTTTCTTTCCTCAATGAAAACAAGTCCGTCAATCTCTTTCTTGTACGCTTTGATTTTTGAACTAGCCGTGCCTGATACCTTTTTCAGAACACCGCAAGCGTCCTTGAAAAATCCCTTGACCTGATAATCCCACAAGAATGGTGTGCCGTCTTCCAGTGTCGGGAATATCGTCATAGATTTTTCGACCACTTCCGCTACACCAAGTGCGGCTATCTCTTCTTCACGGCTCTTTGCGTCGGGTGCTTTTGACGCTATGTATTCGTCGTGGATTGTGGTTGTTGCGTTTGCCGTTCCCAGAATTTCTTCCGTGAATGTTAGTTTTACTTTGATTTTTTTCATGTTTTCCATTTTTTTGACCTCCGTTAAATGTTAAAATTTTTTCCTTTGCGTGACAAATCTTTGCTAGGCCCTTGCGCCTCTATGCTTCGCAATGCCATAGCTACGCAATCATTTGCCAGGCCATTGCGTTTCATCGAATTGCGTTTCCACGAATTGCATTTCCTTTGCATGGCACCGCCAATCTGAGCCCTGCTATGCCTTTGCCTCTCGTTGCGTGTCAAAACTTTGCCTCACCTTTGCTTATCGAAACTCAGTTTAGCTTCGCCTTTGCCTATCAAAACGGTGCTGTGCATACCTAGCCGTTGCGAATCTATGTCAATCAATGCTGTGCCGTTGCTTATCGACGCTAGGCCGTTGCGTTGCTGTCCAAATCAACACCTTCGCACTTCGCAGCCGTTCACAGGTTCGCTTTGCCGTAGCTTATGCTATCCAGAGCTAAGCCATTGCCACTCAGTGCCATTCATCGCTGCATTCATGCTCCCATTTGTGCTGGTCTATGATACATGCTATGAATAATATCACAGCGTAGAAAACCGCCAGAACCACGATTGTTGCGCCAATTATTGCGGCTATAAACATACCCTCTGACACTTTACCACTTACCTTTCGTCTGTATCTCGACCTTGACTATGGGTCTTGCAGTTTCCTTCATTGCCTTCTCCAGTTCCTCACGGATTGCGGTTTCGGCGGTTTCTTTAACATTTCGATATAGTCCATATACCGCCAGTGCGAATAGCGCCACACACAGTGCTATTGCAGCCACGAATCTGATGATCTCCAGCGTTGCTATCATCTCGTTCATCTTCTTCCACTCCTTTCCTTGCAATACTCTGCAAAGATTTCTTCGGGGTTCGCCCCGATTATCTTGCAGTACGTTACGATTTGTTCAGCATTCATGGTGCCGAACTGCCGTTCCCACCTGCTTACGGCTGTCTGTGTCATGCTCAGCCGTTTTGCAATTTTTGCCTGCGTGATATCGTTGTCGGCTCTGATAGATTTCAGCCGTTTGGATATCACGTCATTGGCTGTTATTTTCTTTGCAGGCATTGTTTTCACCTCTTATCCGCTGATTTCTAGTGGTTTAATTCCGAGTATACAGTCGGTTGAGACCCCAAAGATTTTATGTAGTGCGATCATATCAACTACTGCAATGTTTCCGCCATTCTGCCAGCGGTAATACTTGTTTCTCAACTTGCTGTCGTCGCACGTTCTCATTCCGTTTTCTTCGGAAACCTTTTGAATCAGTTCCTCAACCGTAAAGCCCTTGGCTTTTCTCAATGTTTCAAGGTTTTCGTATTTCATTGTCTCACCTCCTTGTTCTCTTGCTGTAATTACATTATAGTACAAAACGTACTAAATGTCAATACTTTTTGGCATATTTTCAAGTACAAAATGGCATAAATTTTGATGCAAAAAGTTGTGCATAATGCCGAAATGTATTAAAACTATTGACAATCAGTACAATTTGTACTATAATATATATAAGAAAGGAGGGATAAGATGTACGGTAAGCGAATATGCGAACTGCGTCAACAAATGGGCATATCGCAAGAAGAACTTGCCAAAAGGCTTAGCGAAAGACTTGGTGTTTCGATTTCACAAAATTCTATAAGTAAATATGAAAAAGAAACACGAGAGCCAAGCAACGATACGTTGATTGCACTCTCGTATTTGTTCAATGTTTCAGTTGATTTCTTGCTAGGTGTTACTGACATACGTGATACCAGCATAACCGACGAAATACTCAAATATCTCAAGGTACTTACGGAGGACGACCTTCAAAGTCTCCTAAAAGTCGCTAGGTATTTGAAATGGCAAGAGGAACATCGGGAAGAGGAGCAGTAATGCTCTTCTTCTTTTTTATTTCCTTGATTTCGCAAAGTGTTTTTAAGATCTCTGCAATGATTTTTAATTTCCTTTCTTCTTCCGTCATATGTACTCCTCCTATGACTTATAAAACGTATGTTCGATAAGCCTATTATATACCATGTAATCACGGCTGTCAATACCCCTTTTATGTACTGTCCGAAAAATCGGACTAGAATAAAAAGATGTCAAAAAGTATTGCAAAATATGCGTGAAAATGCTATAATATACATGAAACACACTATAATATAGGCTATGTGTAAATCATAGCATTTTTATGACATAAAATGCAAGCGTGTTTATAATATCGAACATTATTTGTTGAAACTGAACAAATCGTCAAGCCCACATTTTAACGATTTTGCCAATAGCACAGCCGTTGAAATGCGTGGGTCAACGTTATAGCGTTCTATCTGGTCAATTTCAGAAAAACTAACGCCTGACAGTTCAGACAGCTGACGCAGTGTCAGACGCTGTGTGCGACGTATATCACGCAGATGTGTTTCGTATATCATATATAATCACCTCTGTGGCTAGTATGCCCACAGGAGCCGTGATTATAAGAAAAGGGGTAGAAAACATGGGATTCCGTTTTAGAAAATCAATCAAACTTGGCGGCGGTGCAAGATTAAACATCGGCAAAAAATCTGTCGGCATGAGTGTCGGCGGAAAGGGCGCACGATACAGTGTCAACAGTTCAGGACGGCGCACAAAGTCTGTCGGTATACCAGGCACAGGGCTGTCATATGTATCAACATCTGGCGGCAGGAAATCGTCCAGCCGTAGGTCTCACGGCCGCAAAGCAAGTGGCACGTCAAAGGGCGGTTGCCTGCTGGTAATAATCATTTTCTGTGCTATATCAGTTATAGTCTACGGAATAGCGCACCTATTCGGCTATAGGCGGCCGACAAAGGTTGAATGGACTAATGACAACTATTCTATCGCACTGAACGATTATAATCGTGACTATAGCCACATAATCTATTTGCGAATCACAGGTGAAACCGACGCAGAGGGCGTTGATCCGAAAGATATAAAAATTGAAATCAGCAATCCTGACGTTTGTCAGTTAGAATATGATGATAGCGGTGCATATGTCACCTATGATGTGAAACCCCTGAAAGACGGCTTTGCGGACGTGACCGCCACATATGACGGTGTGACATCAGACCCTATCACAATCACAGTGGATATGGGTGAAAAAGTCACTACTACCACCACGACAACAACTACTACCACGACGACGACAACCACCACCGAAGCAATCCCTGCGACAACTACCACGCAGGACCCAGCAGAAACAATTGTATATATCACGGCTTCGGGCGACAAGTATCATAACAAATACTGCAGATACTATGATGATACCTGCACACCAATGACCCTGCAGGACGCCCAGAACGCAGGCTACAAGCCTTGCAAGGTGTGCGGCGGATAAACATACCGCACAACAAAAAAGCCCCCACAGAGCGACCTGTGAGGGCGTGTACAACCGACCTAGCAAGAGATGATACTATAATAGTAGGAAGTACCCTATTATTCTATCATAAATTGAAAACATTGTCAAGATAATAGGAGGAATTTTACATGGCAACAGCGAAGAAATTACCAAGCGGAAGTTATCGTGTGAGAGTGTACGATAAAAACACCGGTAAATACAAATCTTTCACGGCCGAAACGAAAAAAGCCGCCGAGCTTGCGGCGGCGGAATGGCTGATAAAATGTCAGGACGAAGAAAACCAGCAAATAACATTCCAGACCGCAGCTGAAGAATATATCAAAATAAAAACGCCTGTGCTATCACCCACCACGATACACGGCTATCAGACTATCCTGCGTAACAATGTTGACAGGTTGAAAGATATTCCAATTGATGAGGTTACGCCGCAGCTAGTGCAGGACTGGGTAAACGGTTTGACCGTTGAAAAATCGCCGAAAACTGTTCATAACATCTATGGTTTTTTTACAGCTGTTATGTCATACTATGACGTGGATATACGGTTAGGAAAAATTCGTTTGCCACCCAAAACAAAAAAATTTAAAATTCTGCCTGATGTTGAAACCGTAGTGGGCCTGTTCCGTGGGTCAGATATAGAAATCCCTGTGCTGTTGGCTGTATGGGGCGGTATGCGTATGTCGGAAATACTGGGTATCCGCCGCAAGGACCTATGCGGTGATGTGTTGACACTGTCGCAGGTGCGTGTCACAGTTGGTAAGGAAATAATTGACAAAGAACAGGCTAAGACCTACAACAGTCGCCGACAGCTACGGCTAGGGCAGCCGATAGTAAATCTAATAGACAGCCTAAACCTGCAACCCGATGATTATGTTGTGACCTACACCCGAAAACAGGTGTACGGCCGTTTCGTCAAAGCAATGCGATCGGCAGGCTATCAGATCACATTTCACGATCTACGCCACATCAACGCCAGCGTTATGGCGAAACTAAATGTTCCTGATGTATACGCTATGGAACGTGGCGGCTGGAGCAACACCAGCACATTGAAATCGGTATATCAGCAAACGTTTGACACAGACCGCCAGCGTATTGACCAAACCATTGATAACTATTTTCAGGACATATATGACACGAAATGTGACATGAAAAATATAAAACAGCGTAAAAACGTAGTTTGAATAACTTTTGCCGTGGGTTCAAGTCCCGTCACCTCGACCAGTCACTCGCCGTGACGGGCATCGTCCGTCACGGCTTTTTTTATTATCAGAACTTAACGCCGCAGGGAGAGTTTTTGTATTACCTAAACAAGTAGGGTTATGCTTTGAGAAACCGAAAAGCGTAACTCTTTTTATTTTGGTCGAAACGCAGGCTTGAACCCACTGTTCAACGTCCCGTCACCTCGACCAGTCACTCGCCGTGACGGGCATGTCAGTCATGGCTTTTTTATTATCAGAACTTAACGCCGCAGGGGGAGTTTTTGTATGCTCCACATAGCAAAAGTGCCTTATGACTAGCATTAAGGCACTTTACCGATTCAATCTTTCCCCAACCTCTCCGAAATCTCCAGCACAAGCTTCTGATCCTTCTCAGAAAGCCTCGATACGCTGTCCACGATCTTCTGCGTTAGTGCTGGATTTTTGCTGCCATCATCGAAAAACTGCTGATGATAAAGATATAGAGCAGATAAAACGAACCATGCTTGAACGTGTCGAAAGTATCGAGCCTAGAATAAGAGATTATGCAGAAGAATGGCATATCAACATATTCAGACAAAAAGATCTCCGTTGGAGATATAAGAAAAACTCAGCTTATCACTACATATGGTGTTGGCGCTATAGTTGACTTTAAGAACGATACTGTTGTTATCGCTTCTACAGACGATTGGGACTATTCCCCTAATGACGCTGATGAGGTAGAAAATCAAAAAATATTCAATTTTTTAAGGAGCTTCATCAGCTTTATGCTGCTAAGCGTTTGTAGATATCCGCACCACATTGCATACAGCGCTCTGATTATCACTTGTCCTACTTCTTCTTTCCAAAAAACAAATCAAACAGAATATCCACCACGTCTTTTACAAGAATGAATATCACCGCCGCCACCTGTCCCCCAAGAGAGCGGCGGTATCTACACCACGCTACTTTTCCGTAAGATATTCATTTCTGTCAAACAACTGCTCAATTGAAAGATTTTTAAACCTCGGAATGTTGTATCCAAACGGCGAGTTGAGAGCCTTTACAAAGTCTTTCGTATAGCCGTGATTTTTTAAAAGATCGTCCTCATACTTTATTTTCTCTTCTTGCTTTGTGTCATCTTCCCTTTTCGTGATGCAGCGCTGCATAACATAATGATAAATGGAGAAGTAAGAATCCACTGTACGAATATCTCCTATGTATTCTTTCAGTTCACGAACTACAGTAAGATGAGCAATACAGTTGCGGTATTTTCTTGTCATGATGCTGTCTGCATTATTGATATCAACTTCAACGCACTTGCGCAGCCGCTCGTTCTTTTTCAAGAACAAATTCGGCGACTTATCACGTTCATCACAAAGTTCACAAAGCGTCTGTGAAAGTATCCTGTAGTCATTTTTCAAGTTCTTTGAAGCCAACTCAGGAATTATCTCCTTATACAGCCCAAAATCACGTTCAAGGCAGTGTATCGCAATAACATACCTTGCATTGACATTCACAAGATTTTTCACCAGCAGATACATGACCGTAAGATAAAGCCCGATAACAGCCTTTGCCCTCTCCTTAGCCACGTTTTCTCTGCCCTTTGCCTGCTGTTTCACATTTTTGAAATCATCAAAACTGATGTTCTTTATCATTCTCGCAAGCTCACTGCGCTTTGCTTCCAAAGAACTGTTCATGTCAGGAAATTCCACACAGCTCTTGTAATAACGCTCTATCTGCGTGTCAGGGATACCCCCAAGAACAAACATGACAACTTTCTCATTCTTAGCCACTTCTCTTATCTTCTGAGCGTTCGCATACTTGATAAGGTATACAAACCGAGAGGACTCGATAACATTGTTTGTTATGAAATTTCTCAGACCATGTATGCCCTTGCCTTTTTCTTTAAGTTTTAAAATCTCGCTTATCCTATCGTCCGTGATATTGTCGTCTATACCGAGTATAGTCAGTGCGTCACGGAACATCGTAAGCTTCGCTGAAGCCGCAGGCTTTCTCATGGAAGCAATGTTCTTTACGATAAAAAGCTCGTTGGTTATCCTCTGGCTGTCATTGAACAGCTTGTAGCCCGCCGTAAGCTCACACTCAACATCAACAGCAGAGCTTTTCATTATCTTCAAAAACTCCTTGATGTTATCAAACTTGCTGATAAGCGTTGTAAGAAGATCGTTTATCTCCTTTCCGTCAAGAAAATATGTGAGCATATATATCATTTTGGAGAAATACAAAAGGTCAGACGCATATTTCTTTTCACTGTCAAGAATTTTCTCATCAAAATCCATGTCAGCCTTGCCAAGCTCCTTGATAGCGTCACCGTTCATGTGGTCGGCGATATTTTCAAAATCATTTCTGAATTTGCCCCAAAGCTTTGCCGCTTCATCAGCATATATCCCCTCTTTTTCATCATCGGTCATTGAAAAACGCAGTTTACGCACAAGAGCTTCGCCTGCGATAACGTCATTTCTGTAGTAGTTGCAGAAAAGCAGGAAATCCATAAGCTTGTACATCTTTGAGCGCACGGAGTCATATTGCTTGTCCTTAAATCTATAGCCGTATTCCTCCAGCATTTTCTCACGAAGCTTTTTGATAGAAAAACCGAGATTTTTCTGAGATTTAAGCACAATGAAATCGTAATAAAGGCGTATGATATCATCAGCCTCATAGCCTTTCATCATATCAATAAGCAAGCTGATATTGACCTTGTTGCCCTGGATAAAGCCCTTATTTATAGAATCAAATCTCTCATCTACAAGATAGTCAAGGGTTTCTCTGTATTCGGAATCAATAATGTCAATAAAGCTGTAAAGGTCTTCATCAAGCTTACTTGACTTATCATGGAAAACACTCTGCCTTATCTGCCCCACAATTGCAAGCATATGATAAACACGCTTTTTGTAAGCTTGCGAAACTCTTGTATCCTTTGTCTTTGGCTCTTCAAGACCGAAATAGCCAAGACGCTTAGTTTTCAGCAGGTCATTGAACGTGCTAAAGCTTTTCTTGATATTACCCTTTGCCTTATCGGAAAGATTGCTTTTATCAGGGTGAGTAAAAACTTCATAAGTATTTCTTGCAGAAAGATACCCCATAAAATCATCATAACTTTCAGACTTCTTTATACCAAGCATATTATTCAGCGCATAAACGATATTCGTTACATACACCGCAAGTATCTTTTCTATATCCAGAATGTTGTAAATAAGCTGGATATGTATATTATCATCAAAAGTTTTGCCGAAAAAGCGCTTTTCAAGCTCCGATTTAAGCCCCAGCATATCCCATCTTACAGGCGAGCTTTCACCGCTTCTGTGAGTAGGGTTTGAAGTATTTATCTCCACTCCGCTCTCATTGCCACGCTTGCTTGAAAAAGTGATGTTTACCTCGTTTACATCACCAAGCTCGATATTGCTGTTGTCCTTTGAAGAAAGCTGAGTTTTGTTGTAGTTATTATTATCCACCTTATCCACCTCATATTCAAGCACAGCAGAATTGCCCTTGCCGAAAGAGGTTATGTACATTTTATTTTCGCTGACAAGAATAGACTTCATTCCTGCCGCCTTTACGGAGGATTTTTTCTTCTCTGCCGCAGGTGCAATGACCTCTGCAGCAGGCATGGCAGCGATCGCAGGAGCAGCGTTATTATTTATCTCAGCCGCTTTGAGCTGTCTGGCTTTTTTCTGAGCCTCACGCAGCTCTCTAGGCTTCATTTTATTCTTTTTTGCCATAAATATCACTCCTTATATTAGTTATCCCTTAGCGCATTGAGCGTTAAGGGATTTTTTATTTATTGGTTTTAGTGTTAATTTTTGTCAATTGGTGCAAATTCGCACCAGTGTAGTAGGCTAAAGTCTATGACAATGCTAAGGTCTATGGTTTTAGACTAGTGCAAATTCGCACTAGTGTAGTAGATAGGTAAAAATATAAGGAAAATAGGGGACGGTTTTAGACTAGTGCAAATTTGCACCAGTATAGTAGTGATATGTTCGAGGACGAGCTTCTGCAAGTGTTTTAGACTAGTGCAAATTTGCACCAGTATAGTAGGTCAAAGTTGACAAAATAATCAATGATATTCTGTGATAAAACACCAAACTTATTTTATCGACGCTTTAACACATATATATTATACCATTTTCAGACACAAATGTCAATAGAAAGTGGCTGTTTTACATAAAGCATTTTCATCACCTCCCGTCTGTTGTTATTTCATCTCATTCCCCTATCTCCTTGACAACTGCGATAGCGCAGTCAAGTACAGCTACAATGATAGCCGTAAGGATCGTCTTTCCCATTTTTATCACCTCCTGTCCTTTGTTCTGTATACATTATACCACCTTATCATCGTCAACAAAAGTGTAATTTTCAAAAACTTTTTTGTCTATGTTTTTGCACATTTATAACGTTTTTACGGCATTTATATCACAATTTCAGCAAAATAATTTTCTATGATATTGACAAAAAGTACATTTATGATATAATGGATACAAGAGGTGATAAAAATGCTCATACTCCCAAGCACATTTCTGCCCAAGCGTGACAAAAACGTACCATATATCGCAGAGGTGCAATCCATACCCCTCTCACCCTCTGCATATTCCGTCATTATCAAGGACAAGTCCATATTTGAAACAAGCCTTTCCCCTAACGGCAGCGTATCAATGTCCTCATTTCTCACAAGTATATTTGATTCAGCATATATCGCATCATTAAAATACAAAAGTGAAAAATATAATGGTATCCCACTTCTGAACGCATTCGTAAAATGGCAGATCGAGGAGATCGATGACGGCCTTGATGATAAAAGCAAGGAGATAATAAAAAGCTATCTTATCTCAAAGCTCTCTGCAAAATACGAAAAGACCAAGACCGAAAATGCAGTGCGAGTAAGGCTCAGCATATGCCGTGACCTTTACGATACACTGAGCAGTGATGACCTTTATTATGAAAACAAGGTGTACAGCTCGACCCTAAGAAGATTTCTGAAAGCCGTGTATGAGGACTATGCCCTGCTGTCAGATTGCGAACGTGAAAGGCTCATTTTCGCCGACAATATCATAAAAATAAATGAAGTCATCAAACAAAACGGCAGCAGATATTACAGCTTCATTTACGCATATTCTAATATGTACAGCCGTGAAAAGCGCCGCATAAGGCTTATCCCATACTGTAGGTTTGTCAATCATATTGGACACTATTATTAAGAAATTCGATAGGCGAAAACCATTTGAGGGGACGCATAGGACGATTGTTTGTTCGACTTAAACGTGCAGCTAGCTGCACGTT